CAGAGTTAAATGGTGCGTTGCCAATTATCGCCGCAGGTGGTGTCATGAATGCAGTGGATGCACGAGAAAAGATTGAAGCAGGTGCAATGTTGATTCAAATATACACAGGATTGGTTTATAAAGGTGCATCGTTGATAAGTGAAATTATAAATGAAATTTGATTCATAGAATTTTTGTAATATTTGAAATTATGCTTTGCAATTTTGGAAATTATATTTATAATGGCGGTTCAGTTTTCGGGTCGTTAGCTCAGCTGGTAGAGCACCGCACTTTTAATGCGATGGTCGCGCGTTCGAATCGCGCACGACCCACCAATAAAATCAAGCCCTGTAGCGGTTTTCGCTTACAGGGTTTTTTTGTGGGTATGACAAAAGTTTGTCATGTCCCGTAATTTGAGCAGAGTTATTTGCGTATCCACTCAAGTGTTCACTGGACAGGTGTGCATAACGTAAAACCATTGTTAAATCTGCCCATCCACCTAATTCTTTCAAAACGTGTAGGGGTGTTCCGTTTTGAACGTGCCAACTTGCCCAAGTATGTCGTAAATCATGCCAGCGAAAATCAGAAATTCCAGCTCGTTCTAATGCCTTGCGCCATGCGTGATTATTTGCTCGAGTTACAGGCTCACCTTTATAAGTAAAAACATAAATCTCATTCTTACCAATTTGTGAGCGTAGAACAGCCAAGGCATCATCATTGAGTGGCACAGCAATCGCTTTTTTGCTTTTTGAGTTTTCAGCGTCAACCCATGAACAGCGTCTCTGTAAATCTACTTGTGACCATTTTAAATTAACAACATTACTTTCACGCAAACCAGTTGCTAAAGAAAATCTAGCCATTGCTGCTAAATGTTCAGGGAGTTCTTGAAATAAACGACTAGCTTCTTGTTTGGTAATCCATCGAATTTTTGCATTCTGAATTGGCAACATTTTCACATTAGGAGCTGTTTCTATCCATTCCCAGTCTTTTGTTGCAGCGTTCAAAATGGCTCGAATAAGCGCAAGCATTCTGTTGACTGTGCCGTTACTGGCACCTTTAGATTGCTTATGTTGTTTAATTAGATCAATTTGATCACGGTTAATTTCGTCAAGCCGCTTGTCACATAAATGTTGGTTTAAATAACGCAAAATTTCCTTATCGGTTTGCAGACTTTTTTTATGCCCATTTTCGTTAAGCCAACGAACCACCGCCTCTTGCCATGTGTATTTTGGCTTATCCCCTAAATTTTTTACTCGCCATGATTCGGCTTTTAAACGGTCGTGCAATTCTTGGGCTTGTTGTTTGTTTTCAGTCCCAGCAGACTGGCGTATTCGCTGTCCATTTGGATTGATGAAGTCGATGTACCAGTTGTTGCTTTTGCCGTTTTTTTGTTTGTAGATTGCCATGATGTTTGTTGCTCCATTGTTTTGCCACCATCAATCACACGCAAACCTTCCCGTGATTGAATATATCGCCCGCTGACATAATCAGCAAGATGCTCACGAATAAACACCCAGCGTTTTCCTACTTTTCGAGCTGGTATTTCGCCACTAGCAGCTTTGCGTTGCAGGGTACTTGCTCCCATTTTCAAAAAATCAGCTGCTTCTTTGATGTCGAATGAAACCATTTTTATCTTACCCCACGGCTAATTCGTATCGCCCGTTCACTTTCAATAATTTCAATGTCCGTTTTCCTTTTCGAAATCACAAAGCCCTTGCCCCAGTTCGTTTTACTGCGCGGTTTTAGTCTGAGTGTATCCATTTTTTTATTGATGATGGCGCGTTGTCCTTCGTTCATGCGTTCCCCCACACATTGAAAGAATGGTTACTCGAATCCGATGACAGTGCGTTGCCATCAATTACCACGCTGTCACGACCACAAAACGCTTGTAATTCATTCGCTAATTCACTGAAAGCCTCGGATAACGAATACCAAGCATTCATCAATTCAATGGGAATTTTGCCACTTTCTTTGGCTAGATAGAGCGCGGCTTTGATGTCTTGAATCGCGCTGCTGACATCTTTGATGCTCTCTTGGTGTTGTTTGATAACGCCATTTTCGCTGTCGAGCAAATCACGCGCTTGTCGTAGTTCAGCGGCTTGTTTTTGCAGCGATTCTACTTGGTAATCGAGTTGCCGCAGTTCAGTTTCACGCTTGCTCAATTCAAGGCTGATGCCGTCTCTGACGGCTTTGTCTTTTTCTTTTTTGAAGCGTTCAAGCTGGTCAGCGGATTCTTGTTGCAAACGCTCGATAGTGTCTTGTGCGTCATCAATCAATTTCTGAGCGTTTTGCAGTGCATGAGAATTTTCAAGAATCAAGGTGGCGCGTTCAATGGCGAGTTTTTCATCGACTTTCGTATCGACTTGATGTGCTAAGGCATTTCGCAATTCGTCGTTTTGCTTGTGGGTGGCTTCTTTGTCGAGTTCAAGAAAATCAAGGCGTTTTTGCATTTGCGAATTTTTAGCGATGTAATCCGCAACGACTTCCTCCATCATTTTCGCGCCGAGTTTTTTACCTTCAGCTAAGGCGCGTTCAACGGCTTCTTCGTACACAATCGATTTATCTGTGTCAGAAACTTTTGAAAGTGGACGTAATGTTCGTTCTGGAATGTCATTTATGCCCATGGGCATATTTAGATGTTTTTGGATTTCTGCGGCATTCGCTAATCTGCTAATGTAACTTTGAGTGTAGCCCCACTCTTTTTCGCCATATTCAGAAAAACTCACATAACCTAAAACTTTCCAACCCTTGCGGTCACGCATTTCAAGTAATCTTGAGCGCATAACCGTTTCTAGTGCTTTCAGTTCAGTGTGTTTTTCTTGAGCTTCTTCAAGCGTCATGTCTGGTAAAAGCTGTGTGTCATTATTCATGTTCGATTCCTAAATTTTTTGTTTATGAATTTAAACTGCTCGCATTGATAAGTAAGCAGCTTTGAAACGGGTTATTGTGTGGCTTCTTGTTAAGCCTGTGCTTTGATGTCGTCCTGCCGTTTGGTCACCAACTCTTTCAAATCGGTTTTCACGTTGGCAGGCATTTCGTTGAGCAATTTGGCAATATCGCCGACGGTTTGGCAGATTTCGATTTTGCCTAGCCATTCGCCATACGGATCTGGCGGCAGTTCAACATTGCCCATGGGCAACTGTTCGATTTCTTGGGCAGGTTCAACTTCAATCAAACTCTCCACGCTGCGCGATTTGGCGGCAGGTTTTTCAAACCACTCGTCGGCGGTACTCATGCCATCACGAATACTGGCGTAGATTTTTCGTAAATTCGCCACCTGTGCAGGCTGCACGGCATCAAGTCGGCGTTGAATTCGCAGTTCGATTTGCTCTTTACTCACCCCGAAGGCTTCAAAGGCTTCGACTAATCGTTTAATTGCTTCAGGCGTGACATCAGCCGTTGTAACCAACGTGCGTTCACATTGCGCCACGGCTGCCTCGGTGACATCGCTGGGGATAATTGCCAAGATACAGCCGCGCAACCGCCGTGCGCCTTGGTTTGCCACCATCTCGTAAATATCACGCGGGTCGGTGAGTTTTTTTACGCCTTTGCGCGTGTGCAATTCATGGGCGACATGAAACGTCACTTCGCGGCGGGTGTTGGTTTCAACGTCCCATGCGAAGGCTTGAACCGTGCTTTCACCCGTGCGTTGTTCGAGTTCTCGGATACCGAATTGAATGTTGCCCCACTGTTGAGCAATCGCTTCGGCAAGTCGAATCGATGCGCCTGAGACGTTTGCTCCACCTCTAGCGAATTGATATACCGCGCTTTCAGCGAGCGATTGCCGCGTGCAGGCGTTTAAAATTCTATCCATTGCACCGCGTTGATTACGCGGGTTCATGCTAGCAATCATCATCGCCGCTTGGACTTCCGCCACCGCACGGTTTTGGTCAGTTTGTGCCATCGAACTTAAATTTGATGGCGTGGTTTGAGTTGGAAATTGATTTAAGCTCATAATTTTTCTCCGTGCTTACGCGGCTTGTTTGAATGCCCATGTAGGCAACGTTAAGGTTTCGATGTTGGTGGAATAGCCATGCCACACGCCTGTTTCAAGGCAGCGTTGGTACATCGCTAACGCTCGTCGATAATCATTACGACCGCGTTCTAGCGTCTCGTCATCGAGCGTGTAAATTCCGACGCAATACGGAGCTGATTTTTCCACCGCGATAAAAATGAACTCTCGTACTTCCATACCTTGTGCATTGGCACAATCCAAGTACCAAGCCGCCTGCATCGCATAGCCGTATTTGGCGCACGCTCTGGCAAATCCCGCTGGACTTGAGTCGTCGGTGGTTTTCAAATCGGCAATGATGCCTTTGCGATACCAGTCCATTTTGGCTTTGGCGGGTACGCCTTGGATTTGGGTGTAAATTTCGAGTTCAGCAAATCCGAATTCGAGAATTTTTTCTGCCGTTGGGTGCGTTTTTACCGCTTCGCTGATGTTTTTGATTTGTTCAAATTCATCGCGGGTAAGCAGGATTTTGTTTTGCGCTTCTAACGCCGCCCACGCTTCTTTGCCAGCTTTGGTGCGCTTGTCGATGTCATCGAGCAGCACGGTGTAATCTTGTGCAAATTTCACGGGTTCAAGCGTTAAGGCGTGAACCGCTGTACCAATTTGCATCGCTTTGGTTTCCACTCGTGGCGAGGTCTGCGCGTGTTTGAAATGCGCGGGAGATTGCAAAATCAGTTTCAGCCCTGAGCAGTTGATTTCAGGACGCTCGAAATAACCCACCGTGGCAGATTTAGTTTGTGATTGTTCAATTACGTTATTCATCGGTTTGCTCCCATTGCACGCCATGTTTTTTTAATCAGTTTTTCACGGCGATTGTTGTTACCTTGTTGTTTGTGGATTAGCACTAGCATCACGGCGATAATCGCCAGTTCGATTGCTATAACTGTCATTAAGTTTCACCCTTAAAAAATGCGCTACCTTGCAGTAGCGCGAGGTCAGGAAGTAGCTAACGCTACGGGGTTAATCGTTTTTCAACCCTCTACATCAGGTTTGCCGTGTTATTTCTTTTCGTGTCATAATTCACCTTGAAATTTTTATAAAAAGTTTTTATTTAAAGTCCACGCTGTTCGAGCAGTCGTGGGCTTTTTCATTTGTGTCAATCGGTTCGGTTGATTTATGCCGACCACTCATAAAGTTGCGGATTAACGCTGAATCGAAACCGCGTTTTAATTTCAATTGCGCCGCGTGTTTTTCAAACCATGCGTCGATTTCCTGCTCGCAATAAATCAACACCACTCGCATCCCAAATGTTCTTTGAACTTTGCCTGCTGGGAAATCAGGAAATTGTTCAATGTATTGATATACGCTCGATTCATGCGTTTTATGCCGATGGGCAATTTGCATCCGCGACAAATAGCCACTGTGAATTTCTGCCATGCTTAACCTCCTCGTAAAAGTTTTTTAATTTCTAAAATTGCCGCCCGTCTAACTTCAGGATTGGCATCTGGTTTGGGTAACGCCTTCTGCTCGTTACCAGCTCTACATTGGGCTTGGAATGCCCGTTGTTCTTTAGTTAGCCCATCGCCGCAGTAAGCTAGAAATTGAGGCAACCTAGGAACATACGGTGAGCCGTTCTGCTTACACATTTCTATACCTTGTGCGATTTGAGCCATGGTGAGTTTTTGAATTTCCATGCGCCATTGAGAATTGGGTTGTTCACTGTATTCATTTGTCCACTGTGAACCATAAATCTCTGCCATTGCCGACCATAAATAAGCGATTAACTGATTATCTATTTCGGTTGTATGTTGGTTAGTCGAGTTCATTGATTGGTTTGACTGCAAACTCACCAATACCAGCGGCTTTTCTGATTCGTTCAGCGGGTGATAATTTTTTAGCTGATTGCCGATGTGCTGCATTGTTTTCTCCTATTGTTTTTTTCACATTGTTACGTTGTTCAAATTG